TGCATCTACATATTGACCATATATTGATTTATCGGAAATCCATGTGCAGTTGAATCCCTCAACTCGTGGCAACATTCTAGCACCGATCTGTGTATTTGAAGCACCAGAAAAAATATCACTATAAAGTCTATTATTAATGTCTTGAATTTCGGGCAGTTTCAAAACCTGTTTCTCACATTCTCCTACAACCATCTTACCTGATACAATGTTAGGAAATCTTACTCTTATCTTTTTTGCCTTGTTTTCATTCATGTATTCCACACCTCACAATATCTCACATTAAATGACCTGCCACTTTCTGTTCCACTACCAGTTCCTGTAGCAAATGGTTGTGCTTTTACACTTCCCTGACCTGTGCCATGAGTGGCTTTAAGAACACCGTCTAACGTAAAATTAATACCACTTGGCTTTGATTCAAGCTTACCTGTATGCCAATAATCATCAATAATAACATCACTTTCAACTTTAACTTGTCCCCAACCCTCTGCTTCCACTTTAGTCCAGATAAAGAAATAACCATTAGGAGAAGCAGTAGTATTCGATGACCATGTTACTGTATTGTTTTCAGTAGTATTACAAGTATTAGATGTTCCACATTTAAATCCACCAGCAGCACTTCCAAATGTTCTTTTCGCTGTCCATATAGTAGTATTATCTTGCAAATCAAACGGTCTTACAGCATTATTATATGTAATACCACCCCACGCATTTGCAGCAGTTGTGAATGAAACTTGGTAGCCACCAAAATCTGTGCTCCACCATTTTGAGTTCATAGCACCTGATGTTCCACCATTAATGTTAGTTAAATTCCATTTTGTATCTAATTGCTTACCTGAAAACCACTCAACAAAGTGCTGTTTAGCAACAGATGTCAACGGATTTGTAATCTCGTAAACTGAACCGTAGGTCATGTGTTCCACGCCTCAAAATAATTTATGCTACCAGATAGACTTCCTGTTGATCCACCTATTGATCTAACTTCCACACCTAGTTGCATTTTACTATCTGGTAAGTTTGCTGTTATTGTAATACCAAGAACACCAGCATGGCTAAATTCACATGAGCTTGCTTTTGTTTCCCCTTTACAAACGTGCCACCCATTATTATAAACTGTTAATTCTGCACCTGCTAATGCTGTATTTGTTTGTCCTGTTCCTTGTGAACAGCTTCCAGCAAAGCCACCTGTGCCTGAATCATGTTTAAAACAAGCCTTGCTTTGAGCTCCTGATGGAACACCTGACCATTCTTCTGCACCTGTAAAACCCCATAGAAAATCATTTCTTCCAGAAGCAAGATACCCCGAAACTGATGCGATAAAAGCACTTCCATTGTAGTTAAACTGTCTAATATCACCCATAGTCATTTGCACATTAAAAGTAGCTATAGGCATTAATTCATAACCACCGTTTATTGTGTCTTTCATACCTGACGTATTGTGTGGTGTTGCTCCATTTCCATTTAGTTCCCATACGAAAGTGTCTAATGTATCGCCTGTAAAATACTCTACGAAATGTTGTTTCATAACATTCGTTGGTGCGTTTAGATGTTCGTATATGGAATCTTTAGTTAAGGTCAATGATTCCACGCCTCATAATAAGTTACATTCGTTGTTGCTGCTGCCGAAGCATTATGTGTGCATTTTAACCAAGGCTCTAATCCTGTTGTGTTTGGCAAACCTGTTGTTATTGTTCCATGCAATACACCATCTAAATATCCATCTATTGAAGATGATTTACATTCTATTTTTCCTGTGTGAAAGTCATTATCCTCAGCGACAGAAAAATCTGCTGATCCATTAGTTGATCCGTCAGAAGAAAGTAATCTATAATAGTCATCGTTGGCATTATTTCTAATATATGCCAAGTCAGTTCCATTTTGAAAACCTATATCATATCTACTTCCTGCACTAGCAAGTCTTTTAGCAGTAAAAATACAGGTAGATTGTTTTGCATTAAATTGATATATTCCACCAAAGTCTAATTCTATTGAATTATTAGCTGTAGTTCCTGTTAGTAATTTTACACCACCGTCAATTAAATCATTCATTGTAGCAGTGCTTGATCCTACTGCTGTTGTTGCCCATATGTTTGTGTCTAATGCATCGCCTGAAAAGTTCTCTACAAATCTCAATCTTGCAGGTTTTTCCCAACTGTTTGTTAATTCGTATAATGATGTCCTGCCCAACTGTTCATTAGTTCGTATAATGGTCATATGTTATACGCCTCACAGTATCTTACACAAAGTGATCCAGCAGCAGAAGCACGATAAAAGAATGGTTGCATATGTTCTGTCGTTTGAGTATCTGTTCTTGTTATATCAAGCCTACCGTTAACATAAAGATCAGCCCAACCATCTCCTTGATGGATTTTGAAAGTTGTGAATTGCCTCACATAGTCACCAGCAACGTGATTATCAGCTCCGTCAGTGCTACCTGCACCTGAATTGTGTGCAGTAGTGATATTATGCCCATTTGCATTAATGAATGAATGTGCTGTATTTCTTGCCATAGAACTACTACCATCACCGTAATGTCCGACAAAGTGAACAAACCCACCATAATATGATCCTCCTTCACCTACCTGACCAGAACTCCAAATATTAACACACCCTGTTTTTGAAAATTGTGCTTTCTCGCCACAGCCTATTCTTTTATCACCTGCTGATGAAGTTAACTTTAATCCATTAAAATCCATCGTTACAGTTCCAGTTCCACCTGAGGACAATGTCCAAACACTTGAAGGCACAGATTTACCTGATCCATCATAAACAAATCTTTGTCGTGCTATCACTGCATCGGGGTTTGCTACATTTACTGCTAGGTTAGGATTACCAGAAGCAAATTCTCCGTTAATCAAATCATAAAGTGATCTTTGTGCCATTAGTTACTTGTCCTCGAATCAAATATAGTCTGCACTGTTATGTGTGGATATGTTACAATAACGTTTGGATCTTCAGTGTATACTCCTATTAAGTGACAGTTTAATAATCCTTCATAGATTAACATACCATTAGTGTGTAGGTTAACATATAAAAATTCTTCGCATAAAGGTGTATTATTTTCAACTTCTACTTCAATTTCTGTGGGTAATGTTATTGTTGGAACTTCTGGGACATCATCTATTACTGGTGTTTCTACCTTCTCATCTAATCCACCTGTTAGCCAGAATACTAGAAAAATTACAACTATTACTGCTGGAACACTAAGTGATAACTTTCCGAATAATTCTATCATGTATTGTAAGCCTCCAAATAACGTATGTTTCCACCCTGACTAGATCCTGCTGTAGAAGAATAAAACTGTGGTTGAACTTTTGCATCTGTTTCATTTTCTGAACCTGTGCTACTATCTCTTAATACTCCATCAATAGTAAAATGTGTTGCACCTGCTGTTAATTCAATTTTTAAAGTGTGCCAATTAGTATCACTTGTAACTCCTGTATCATGATATGCCACACCTGATCCATCTGCTGTCATTCCCTCTATGTTGTTTGATCCATTTTTAATGAAAAGTCTAGTATAATGTCTGTTAAATGCTGCATCTCTATCCCCCCGAAAACCGATACCAAATTGCCCATCACTATGAAATGTTTTACAAACACCTATTATGATAGCTCCATCGTGGTTATATTGTCTAATATTGTTAAAATCATAAGTTCCTTCATGCCCATTTGTCATTTGTAATTGATAACCACCGTCTACTTCATCTTTTATTCCCTGTGAAATTACAACTCCACCACTTCCAGCTTTCCAACTCCATCGTGGATCAAGACTTGAACCACTAAAGAAATCCCACATATGTTGCTTTCTTACACTTGAATAATCGTTTAACAGTTCTGCTATTGCTGTCATTTTTCTATCCAAGCTCCATAATTTAATATGTATTCTTTACCTGTATCTGTTTCTGTAAATGTTGAGCCATTTGTGGGTTTGGTTGGCTTGTTTTCGGTAACAGTTTGATATGTTCCTACACCTTCATTATATAACAAAGATACTTCACCTGCTGTTAATACTCTATGCCAAATTTGTAAATCACCTAACTCACCGTTAAAATCCAAAACACCGTTTGACGAAGCACCTATAACAAGATCAGTATCAAGAAGTATGCTGTTAGCTATTGCATTATCTGAACCTGTTACTTGTAAAGCACCATCAACATAAAGTTTCATTCCTGTTAGGTTAGAACTTCCATCATAAGTCATAGTGTAATATTTCCAAGTAGAATTATCAGTAATTGTTCCTGCTGTTGTTCCTAATTGATGGACATTACCACCTGTTGCTGCATCTGACAATTCCATTCTTAATACTCCTGACGCACCTGAACTGTGAAACAATATAGCCCAACCATTATTTCCTGAACCTGAATTTTGTTTAGCAAGAACATAATAAGTTCCTGTTGATGTTATCTTTATCCAAAATGATACTGAAAATGCATCAGTTCGTTCAAAATCAAAAGGTTCATCATCAAGTGTTATGTATGACGATCCGTCAAAATCAAATGATGTTATCTCTCCTACAACCGTTCCAAATGCTGTTGTTCCTGTAACTGTTCCATTAACGCCACCTACTGAATCAAGAACATTACCACCAAATTTGTAATGATTAAATAAATCAGGATTGCCATTGACTAATGCTTCTCTACTGTTTAAATCATTAGTTATTCTGTTTCCTGCCTTGTAGGATATAGCCATTTTAGCTAATACTCCTAGGCTATCTGCAAGTAAACGTTCGCACCATTCTTTTTGACTCTACAGAAAATTCCATCATTGTTAGAGTCAATAGCTCTTGCATAGAGTGTTGTTTCATTTGATATGGCAGGATTGTTAGTGCCATCAGAATCAAATGAAGCGTCTTGATTTTCTAAGCTAAGTCTTTGTAAATCGAAAATATCATGTAATCCACCATAATCAACATCTGCTGAAACTCCACCACCTGAAGCTGCTTCCCAACCAACATCACCACTTCCGTCCATCGTTAATACTGTGTCTTCTGCACCTGCTGCTAATAGTGCTGGGTTTCCACTTGCGTCTCCTACAATAATTTTACCTCTTGCTATACCTGCTAATTCTGCTATACCCACTGCATTGTCTGCTATTGACGCTTGAACTACTGCATTTGAAGCTAACTCGTCTGCTCCTACTGCGTCATCTGCTAGGTGTTCGTTATCAATACTTCCTGCTGCATAATGTTGACTGTCTATTTGATCGTTTGCAATATGTGCTGAGTCAATAGAACCTGCTGCATAATGTTCGCTGTCAATAGCGTCATCTGCTATATGTGCATTATCAATACTTCCATCTACATAATGTTCACTATCTATTTGGTCGTCTGCTATTTTAGCACCTGTTACAGCGTCTGCTGCTAGGTTTGCTGTTAATATTGTTCCTGCTACTATATTATTGTTAACTGTAATCCAATGTGCTAATGTTGTAGGACTGTCTTGTTTTGCTATAATAGAATCTCCTACTTGCATTGTTTCTGCAAAGAAGTCACCTGCTGCTGAAACTACATAATGGTCTCCCTTTAGAATACCAGCTACAGGACTACCATCATCTAATGATGGACTGTCTGCACTTGCGTCATAATTTCCTTTTAATGTAATGTCTGAAGCTACGGTTGTATCTACGTAGTCTTTTACTGCTGCTGAAGTTGGGAATGATGTATCATTATCAGTTGATGATATTCCTTCTGATTCTAATGTTACTGCTGCTGCTGCCAAATCTGCTACCACAATGTCTGGTAGTCTTGCATTTGCAAGAGTTCCACTTGATATATTTGAAGCTACTGTTGTATCGGTTGTAGCACTTGTTGCCAAACCATGACTTGCAATACCTGTAACTGCACCTGATAATTTTGATGTTGCTATTGCTGCACCTGAAGCAACACTAGCGTTTACTACTGCATTTGAAGCTAGTTCGTCAGCACCCACTGCGTCATCTGCCAAATGTTCATTGTCAATACTTGCTGCTGCATAATGTTCACTATCAATTACATTATCTCCAATTTTTGCTGCCGTTATAGCGTCTGCTGCTATCTTTGCTGTGGTTACCTGTAATGCTCCTAAATGTTCTGTATCAATACCTCCTGCTGCCAAATGCTCACTATCAACCACATCGTCAGCAAGTTTTGCTGCTGTAACAGCGTCTGCTGCAATTAAACCAGTAGTGATTTGTAAGTTTGCTATGTGTGCAGTGTCTATTGAAGCATCAGTATAATGTTCACTATCTAATGCGTCATCTGCTAACTTTGCTCCTGTAACAGCGTCTGCTGCTAGTTTTGCAGTTGTAATAGAACCGTCTGATACAGTGCCACCACCATATCCATACCAATATGTTCCTTTTCTTATTAGGATTGTTGGTTTTGTTGTTGAAAGTGTTTCGTTTGCTCCACTTACAGTAAATATATGTCCGTCTGCTGAAGGACTTGCAGTATGTGTTAATGTGATTGTATCACCAGTATCTGCAAATAAATAAATAAAATCGTATTGGTTTGTGTTTGCTATTGCTATTTTATCTAATGTGTCTGAGGTTGATGATTCTGCTGCAACCACACATATAGAGTCTGTTGGTGTTACTACACCACTTGCTATAGTTCTTGTTGCATTAGTTGGAGTAATACCAAGCATTCCAGCCTGATCTGGATCTTCATTCCACTCTGTTGTTCCTACTGGACTTGTTCCATCGTCAGGATATGTTGAAGCGTTTACTTGAGTTGCATGTGCAAATGCAGCGTTACGTGCCATAGTTAACTACCTGTTAAAACTTTGCCGTTCGAACTTGTCAGTTTAAAGTTTATGCTTTCATTGAATTGGATTTTATCGTCAAGTCCACCCTTTGCATTTGGAAAACACATGTTGATTTTCTCTAGCAAATTAAATAGACCTTTCATAGATATAGACATGAGTCTATACTCCATTCATTGTATGATTTACGTATAGTGTTAAAGTGTCTGTTGATGTCTTGTGGAAACTTGCTGGACTTGCAAAATTCCAGTGTGTTAAAATTTTCTTTCCTGTTCCAAGTGTTGAGTTTTTATCAATAATACAGCCACCTGTAATAGCATTGCCTGCACTAGTATCAATTTGTGATGTAGTCCATTCAAATTTATAAGTTACAACGTCTGTTCCTGCACCAGTATTATCAGAGTCACCATCATTTGTTTTTGGATAGTTTGATGAAGCGTCTTTCTGTGCTCCAGATGTTACTATTGGGGTTAATACATGTTGATATGCGTCAGTCTTTGCTAATGTGTCTGCACTTGATGGGTTATTTAGAATACAGGTTGCTCCTGCTCCACTTGCTACTGTTCCAAAATTCTCATCTGTTGCTGGTGTTTCTCCACAAGCTCTCTTTGCATAATAAATATCTCCGTCATTTGTGACTATATTTGCTCCGTAAAACCATTGTTTTGTTCCATCGGCTTTCTTTAAAACTACACAGATGTTATTCTTTGGGTCAATCATTATAATAAACCTTAAGCAGTGGGAGTATTTAAAGATTTTCTTATCGATTCATGCTTTTTAAGGTTTGTGCTGTCAATGAGTTGATTGTTTCATTACTTCCGACCACCAAATCATATGCGTCTGCCTCATGTTCGCCTAATTCTATGATTGTTTCATTCTTAGGGTAGTGCCAATGGATAGATTTCACTATTTGACCAGTGGCATTTATGTTTTTTAGTGTATTTTTCACGGTGCATGTATGATTTTCTCTTATAAAGTTGACTAAAAACGGTGCTTTTACCTTATATCTCTTGTTAATGTTTCTGGTTAGATAAAGAAGATTATATCCAAATTTAATGATTTCAACACCATCAGTTAATTGAGGAATAAATATCCTTTTTTTATATCTTCCTATGTTTGTTATGCTTGTGTCATCAGTAAACTGTTTTAAATTAGGAGAATCACCACCAGTGTCTATATATTCATAATCAACATGTATTTCTATATTTTTAGTTCCACTTCCACTATTCCAAGTGTCTATTGTTACGGCTCTACCTTCTCTGTCTATATCAAACTTACCAGTATTTCCACTATTTTTTAACCATTCGGAATCAGTTGAATTATATATTCTAACTGCTAACGGAATAGAAGCACCTATTTCACTACTTAAAGATATTGCAGTATCCAATGCCTGACCAGTAATAGTTTTTATTACTGTTTTTGTTGGTATTCTGCCAAATATAGTTATGTCATTTGCAACATATGTATCGTCAGCAGCATTGACTTGTATGTTATACGGGTCATGATTAAATGTTATACCCCTGTCAACTCCTAAGCCCTCAACAACAACTACACCTCTTGGTGAAATATAAAAACTGTATGTTATGCTAGTATTTTCTGCAAAGTCCTGTTGTTGAACTGCTCTTACCATTAATATTTTAATCAAACCTAACATATTTCCTTCTGCAATAAATTCAGTTATATCTTCACTCTCGTTTGGTGTTGCCCAACCAACACAAAAATTATTAAAACTTGTAGCAGACCCACTTGCTGACGCTGTGTTAGCTACGTTTACCTTCTTGAACAAACTATATACTATATTTTGTAAAACTTCTTCTTTATACACATTTTTAACCCTATTCAAGGAATCATTTCCAGAAGGAACATCAGAATCTTCTGTTCCAGAGTTAAGTATTGAGGTATCCATTTGTGTTTCTGGTATAACCTTTCCAAACCCACTAACAGATATTTTTTTACCCTGTGTGTTATCAACTATTTTCCATACAGTTCCAGCAAGTTTCATGACCATAGCTGCTGCCCTTGCCTTATAAAGGCTTCTAGCGTCTGCCAAACTCAAAACTCCACCACAATAAATTCTTACAGCGTGAATTAACCCCTTATAACCATAATTCCCAGATCCCATATCACCTATTACTGTATATTCTGTAGTTGTTATTTGTCCTATTGATGAATTTGTAGCCGTAGCGTCTGGTGTATTAAATAACGAGGCTGAGGATTCAGTTCCGTTTATTAACCATAATGAGAATACGTTTCCTTTTCTTGTCAATCTGATAAAATTTGCTCCATTTAATGTAGTGGTTTTGGTTGTTTCAAGAGTAACTGTATTAGTTCCGTCACTCATCTCTGCTCTTATTATTCCACCACTTCCTGTTCTAATGTATATTCGTTTATTACTACTAGCACTATTTCCAGTAACTTTAGCAAATAAATATTTGGTTGAAACATGTGAAGAGTTCTCTGTTACCCACATATTTATTTCAAAATCACCGTCAAAATCATGAACGTTTGCAGTTGTATTTCCACCAGACACAGTTTTATTAACATACATTAATTTATTTGGTATTCTTACAGATTTTCCAGTGGCTACCGATTCACTATTTGTATTCTGTCTGATAAGACCTTTAAATTTATTTGCACCAGCAGGGGAAGTAAGTTCACCACTAGAGCCTATATTAGCCCATGTAGGATTTTGGGAAGGAACTTCTTCACTAGGATCATTATCTGCGTCTGCTTCCCAGCCTCCTTCGTCTCTATAACTTCCCTGAAAAAGATAACAACTTCTTAAATGGGTTACATCTGCGTCATCTTGTATCCATTTAACTATGTCGCCTTCGGATACTGGAACACCTGTAGGAATGATAAAGTCACCAGAGTCTACAGCCCTTAAACCGTCCCTATGAACTATTGCTTCTACAACAGATGGGCTTGAATTTTGTATCTGGTTACTAGTAGACCTATACCTCTCTATTAGAAGCTTTACATTGTTTCTTTTCATGATTATTCAACTGTCTTTGCTGACTCTTCTGCCGTTCCACCGTCACCAGCACTGTTTTCGAAATATACTTTAATATCATAGAATTGTGACTCTCTGTCACCGTTTGAATCCACTCCAACCATTGTGTGTGAAATTCCTGAAGCAGCGTATGCTGTAGTATCAAAAAGACCAGTATTAGTTAAGAATGAATTTTTAGCAGCGTCTGTTTCATGAGCAGCAGCAGGTAAATAAATAACATAATAACCATGATCAGCACCACCATCATTTATTTTTGTTAATTTTCCATCTACCCCAGAAGATCCACTTGTTCCCTGAGTTGTTTCTATACCATAAATTACAGTATGCCATTGTAGCTTACCTGCCCTTCTATATGATATGGTTGCTGTGTGTGTATCAGTCGCACCAAAACTGGTCGGGTCTTGAAATCTGATCTTGAAAACATCTCTCTCATCGTATGGTGTTGTTCCATAATCTTTCTGTCCAACCATTGACAAATTCTGTGGTGATTCAGGTGAATCTGGATCAAATACTGTGATAACATTACCTTCAAAGAATTGTATTCTAGCCCTCCATACAATAGGAGATGAGCCAGAAATATTAAATGACATTTGAGATGGGCTTCCATAAATTCTCATTGGGTCTGTTGATAATCCATAACCTGTGTTATCACCGTCTTCTATTGTTATAAGGAAATCATTATTTAATGATGTGCTTTCAAACTTTTCTTTAAATATCTGAACTTGTTTTGATGGCTGCTTTGAATTTTCTAACATATCTTTAAAAGTTAAGCCTACAGGGTCAAACTTTCCCCTAACGTTATTATTATCTACCCCCATCTGGTCATTCACATCAGCCTCACTATTCCATTCTGCAAAAAGACAAGTTTCATTATTTGAACCAATAGTATAATCATTTTGTGCCAAAACCCATTCTATATCTATGGACGCACTATTACCCTCTATCTTTACCAGTATATTTTCTTTTACATTCTCTTCTGGTAAAGGCATGGGAGATATGGGTGTGTTATATTGAATGTTTAATGTTTCTAAGTTTGGTATAGTATATCTATAAACATGCTCTGTGTTTCCTATCAACTCATATTTATAAAAACGTATAGTAGCCATGATTAAGTCCTCGGAGATTTCTTGTTTTGCTTTGCTAACTCGTTTGATATAGTTTGTGTTACAACTAAAGCATCTGCGTTCTCATTTACAGTGCCTATATTAACAATAATATTATTTGCAGATCTAGCGTCTCTAGATCCACCACCTATTCCAGATCCACCAGTAGTAATACCCAATTTGTCTTTTGCCCAACCTACACCACCTGCAACTTGTTCCATAGTTGATTGTTTACCAAATCCCCCAAAGTCTAAAATTTGCTCAGTAACTGTTCCTTCAGTATCACCAAATGCAGCACCTATTCCTAATGCTGCCTGTCTTACTCCTTCATACTGTTCAGGAGCAAAATGTTTCATGGCAGACCCTGCTGCGTCTATTGCCAATAATACCTGTCCAGCAATAGGTATGATTCTTGTTAATGGTTTTGCTACTGTCTTAACTATTTTTAATGCGTCTGCTGCTGCTGCTGCTGTTTTTGGACTCGCCAGATTTTTTACAACTGGTGTTACAACATTTTTTATTGCATTTACACCCTTTCCCAAATTTAGAGGTATATCTTTTATCACTTTTGGGATTATATTTGAAACCGTTTTCACATTTTTCATTATATTTGAAGTCGCAATACTTACTGCTTTTATTGGAGCTTTGACAGCATTTGTAATTACTGCTGGGATAGCAGCAATTTTTGTTGCTACTTTTGCAATTACTGGTGGTATTTTTATTACTGGTGCTTTTGGTGGTGGTGGAATTTTGAATTTTGGAACTGGTGATGATAGTGGTGGAACTTTTACAGGAAGTTTAACACCTAAATTTGCAAGAACACCTTTAACAACACTGGTAGACAAACCAATCGTTATTTTCTTAGCGACTACATATATCGCAGCTATAACACCAGCAGACCCTATTGCTACTGCTGCAATAGTTGCTGGATCTCCTGCTGCCTGTGCTGCACCTGCAACCCAATTTCCAATAGCAGTTCCCCATTTTTTCATTACTGGATAAACGTCCTTATACCAAGGTATGATAAATTTTCTTAACATCATAACCATGATAGGTCTCATTATGAAACCGAAAAAGTCACCTATGGGTCTTAATATAAGCATAAATCCAAAGTGAAGTAATTTTTTAATAGCCTGAAACATTGGTGAAACATCAAACGCCTTTTTTAATACTGTTAACAAAATACCGATAGAACCAGCTCCTATTAAAATACCAGTCTTATGTTTGTCTGCAAATTCCTTCATACTTGATATTCCCTCTGCAAGTTTTCCTGTTTTACCTTTTGACGCTTCTTGTGCGTCACCAACTCTTGCTTCCTGCTTTCTTACCATTTCTGCTTCTGCTTTGTTTGCGTCCTGTGTTCTCCAATTATCACCAAATTGTTTTTGATATTTTGCATTCATTCTGTTTAATTCTTGTTGTTCTGTTTTCAGTTTATCCAATTCTTTTGATACACCACCAATATGTCCAGCCAACCTGTTAAATATTAATCCTGCTGACGCACCTTTTGTTAACAACCCAGTAAACATTTGTAGGGAAGCCTGTGATCTACCATATTCCTTGTTAAGTCTTACCTGTCTTCCGTGTTCTTTTTCCTGCTCTAGCTTCATCAAGGATTGATACTTATGCCAATCAGCACTTAGCGAGTTATTTGCTTTTGTTGCTTTTTGGGCTTTTACAATAACATCAGTAAGTTTTTCTACTGAATCTGCTAATTTTTTGATTAAATCATCTAAAGGAATATTAGACTCTTGTTCGGTTGGTTCGCTGGGATTAGCACTCATAAGTTATATATTATCTTATACTTTAAAAAGATTTCTTGCGTGATTGTCTATCCATCTCTTGTCTTTCATTATCCTTATCTTCCTTTATTATGGCTAAAAGGTCTTTTAAATGAGAAGTTGGGTGTTTGTTTACCTGTTCTCTAGTCCAGCCAAATTCTTTTGCAAAAATGAAATATATTGCTATTCTTTCTCTTTTGGTATCGGTAAGCCTGTAAACGTTTCCACCCAAGCCTCTAAGAATTTCACTAAAGGGTAGTCTTTCATGACCTCCTTCATGATTGCATTAGCCTCTGTATTTTTTAGATTTCGTATGGCAGAAGAATCTCCCACTGCAAATGGTGCTTTTCTTAAAACTTTTAATAATATTTGATACCTATATTTTGGTATATCTACTTTAGGTTTTGCTATATCGCTTAAATCTATACAATTTTGAAGTATTGCCTCTAACTCACCAAAAGTTAGGTCATCTTCATACTCTATTTCTGCTTTTGCCCCTTTATAATCAACGGTAAATGTCTTCTTTGCCATTAATTCAGTTATACTAATCTATCTTATAAACCTTTAGTCTAGCTAAATGTTAATTAAGTTAACTTAATTAAGTTTATTCAGAATTTACTACTACTATTTTGGCTGATTTGATTGACAGGTTTAACTCTTCAAATACTGCTTCTATAGGCTCTAATCCAGATACGTTATGATCTGTTAATCCTAGACCTTTTCCAATTATTGTTATTTTTCTCTCGCCATTTCCAACTACACCATTAGTGAAATGCAGTTCAATTTCTGGTGTGTTAGCACCGTTTTTATCATTCCATGTTTCCTTATAATCTGCTCCTGCTAATTGGGCAATTAATGTGTCATGTGCAGTTTTATCTTTCCATGCTACTTTAAATCTTCCAGTTATATCCAATGTCTTTTTAATACCAGCTACTGACTGGTTTGATCCTAATGCATAAAGTAATTCTCCATTCTGTGCAAAGTTTAAATCTACTTCCTGTATCTGTGTCTGTATTGCACCGTTTAATGTGAATGTTCCATGAGCAAATGTGAAGGGTTGAGAAGAATCTAACGCTGCTGCTGTGGTTGTTGTGCTTGAAGCTCCTTCTTGTCCATAAATAACATCACCTGTACATTTTACGACATCGCCTACTGCTGCTGTTATTGTTAATGTGTTTAAAAGACAGCCTTTAAACTGTCTTACCATAACATCTGTTTCTCCACTAAATCCTAATTCGGTTGTAAATGACTGACCTAAAAATGTCTTTGATGATCCAAATCCTGTATCACTTCCATAAACATGATTTGATTGTCCAGTTCCAGCACCAGTTGGTGCTCCATAAATAGCCTTAAAAACATCACCTGAAGTTACATCGCCTAAAATAAAGTCTAATGATAATGCTCCTGTTTGCTGTCCATATGCGTATTTATCGGCTTCTACTTGACCAAGTTTGTAAAGTGATTGCCTATTTGTGCCAAGAGTGAGACTAGTAACGGCTGTCTTAACGCCAAATGATTTGTCAATAGTAGCACTTCCACCAAAAGTTGAGTTTTCATAACCGTATTTTACGTATGCATATGCACCTGTTCTTACCATATAACTGTTTGCCTTTGTTTGTATTTAAAGATTACCTATGAGGGGTTTAATTTCCTGAAAGATATGGTCAAAACATGGTTAAACATATTACGCATGTATTGGTTTCTGGTATATGAGGCTATTATTCTTATATCTGTATAATCGTTTCCACCACGTATTTTTGCCTTGATAATTCTTGATATTTCTTTAACTATGTCATTATGTCTCTCTTCATTTTGGTATGACCTTATGTCTAGATCTATAGTTACATCGTGCCAAAAGTCACTTCCGTAAAGTCCGAAATATGTTACAACTTCCGACTTTGGAGTTATTACTATCTGATCTCTTCTGTCATCAATAAATCCAACACTTCTTCTATTCCATGCCTTTTGTATGTTTGGTGCTTGACCAGCAGTCCAATTATCATTAATCACCGATATTATTTTATCTGCCGAGTCATATGTTGCTGTTCCCATTATCCTCCACTCCTGTAAACATATGCTTGTGTATAAGGAAATTTTACATTAGTCCATTTTTCATTTCTACTATAACTTCCTTTTGGTGGTCTCATTCTCTTGGTCATTTCATTCCAATCCCAATCTGTTAGTTCTGACGGTCTTCTTCCAACATACCATATCTTTCTTGCCACTTTCAATGCAATAGAATCAGCCAGTGCATGTCTCTGCCTTGGTGAAAGTGCAGTTGTTCTTTCCCTACCATTTAACTCGTTGTATTCATTTAGAACATCTTCATTTGTTTTACCACTCATTTTTACTTTTTGAACCCATTCCTTTATTCTGTCTATGTTTACTTTTTTACCACCAATATTTTTACCTGCTGGTAATATGTATCTAGCATAACCTTCTGGTAATTTTTCCTCTGGAAACTGACCACTTCTATTAATTATTGCAGTGTCTGGTGGTTCTTCGTATAAAGCTTCTTTTGGTTTAAACATAGAGTCTGCTAAATTTACCAAACTGAGCAGTGTATTTGGTGTATCAATTTTAAAATTTGTTGTTCCTTTTGGAAGTGTAATCTTAACTTGACCTTTCCATGTTCGTGCTTTGAATCCACGGGACTTTAACATTTTTGTTGCTATTGAAGCGTAGTATGTTTTTAATCCAAGATAATTGGTCATGGTATGACGAACACTTCCCTTCTATTGTCGATACACTTTTCTATATCTTCCTCCCATTTTCTTTTGGATTCGGATACATTAGTCATACCACCAGTTGGGAGTTCGTCCATTCTGAAACTTGTATTAAGTAATTCTATAGATGTCATTTTTATCACTGCGTCTGTTATGTCCAGTGGAACTGTTGTATCACCAGCATAGTTTTCTCCACCGTATCTATAAGTTACTCTTACCCTGTTTTTTCTTAAAATTGAAAATATAAATCCTCTTAAGAATAATCTTCCATATTCATATTCTATGTCATACCATTGTGAGTTTCCTAAAATGTTTTCCCATACTGCCGAAGCACCCTGCCAGATTTCTATCTTGTCTCCTTCTGCTAAGTCAAAGTCGTAGATGTTTCTATGCTGTAAGAATATAGGTGTTCCCCAACCATATGTGTATAATAGTGGTAAGTCATGAACTTCTCTTGTTATTGTTTTTGATCTCCAAGCATGTCCTATACGCCTGTCTAGTTCTTCTTCCTTCCTGTTAATTATTTTTTCAACTTGTGTTGAGCTGGGAGTAGTAGTTGCAGTAAGGGGTACTCTTAGAAAATCCGATACATCGCCAACTGAACAATAGGTTGTAGCCATATATTATATAAAACCCTAATGTATTTAAAGTTACTTAAAGACTACTGTGATTTCAGCACTGCCTGTTACGTCTGCGAAAATACCACTCTCAAACCTTCTGTTTATTCCAACATAAGTTCCTTGAGCTGCTGTGAATATGGTAAATTCTGCTGTTCCACTAGAAGTTGTTCCATTTTTGAAAACTACCTTGTCAGAACCAGATCCAGTTTTTGAAACGTAAACACATACGATTACACCGTGTGCTCCTTTTATAAGTGTATCAGAATTAAAAGATACTACATTATGATTTAGTTCTACCATACATACCAACAAACTTTGTCATATATAAACTTTAAGAAAAAAAAAGGGCTATTTTTGGACTCTAGTAGCCTATGACTAGAAACTCGAATATTTTTGAGTTACATGTTGAGCTTGTGTTTGCAACTTCAACGAATTTTGATTGTGCTCCACCACCTACATCAAATAGTTGAATTTTTTGATTTGCTTTGTCATATACTACTTCTTGCCGACAGTTAGTAAAAGTCGGAATTACTGCGACCAGTGTTTTAATTCGGCTTTCTTTCAAGTCGGCTGAAACACCACCCGTTGCATAGTTATCAGAAGCCCCGAAGGTAACTTTGATAGCGTACACTCGCAGCTTTGAAGTCAAAGCAGCTTGCCATGAGAGTGTTTTTCTCACGTTGCCATCTGTCCAATCTTTTGTGCTGATTGTTAATGCCATATAAAAGGGTAGTAAGTCCCCCTATATAAAGATTAAAAAAAAAAGGATTTTGGTTTGACTAAAGTTTAATGTCTCTAATCTTACCTTGTGATCGGAAATGTCTACAGACCGTTTCACCCATTGTCCTATAAACGCCTTTTTCTACAAAAGCATTGTTCACGAACGGGTAAGCTGGTGTTCTTCTAGTTGCCTCGTAATACTCTGTGGGTATTGCCACTTGGATTCCTATTCTTGGGTAACCATAACCTTCTGCGTCTGACGTATCGAGTGCAAATAGTCTGCCGATCTCTGCTGAGTCAGCACTATTACTTGGTGCGTCTTTGCTTGGTATGAATGGTATTCCATAAATACTGTCGACATGAATGCCGACTCCAGTTCCCTTGAATGTTTGGATTCCGTTTACATCGACCTGTACTAATGCTTCACCGTAAGGATTTGGAATCCTGACTGATGGCATATACAAGCCCTGTATCTCAGAATAAACTTCGTGAGATCCGAGAAATACGTTTGGATCTTTACCTGCTGCTATCCTAATCTTTCGTAAGAAAGTTCTTAGGGTATCGTCAGTTAAGACTCCGTTAGTTCCTAGTGTTCCACTTGCAGATTCGACTGTTGCGTCAAATGTTGTTCCACTATCTCTGTCGATAGTAGCATTTGCTGCCCAAGGATCATACAAGCCTGACTGTGATCCACCTACAGCACCCTCTTCAGCTCCACTGCTGACGATTCTGTCTAGTGTTTCAAAGTCTTTTGTGCCAGTGTTTGCTCCACTTGCACCTGCTGCTTCTGCTTCCACATCTGCTAAAAGCATTCTATTAAGAAACTCTTTGTGTTGTACAGCCATAAATAATCGTAGTGATCCTAGACCACCCCAAATATCGTCTTTAGAATGTGTTGCCAACCATTCCATAACTTCTGATGCTGAGAAAGGCAGTTGTGCTGTCTTTGGTCTAACATCAATTTCTTGTAATGTTGGTTTCACAGTCTCGGCAATATTTCCACCCTCACTAGTTCCACCTAGAGCAGTGTTGCCCTGATTGGTATTTAGTGTAGGCTTTGCTGTAATAACCCTCCAACCTGATTTGTCCCAAGGATACTTTGGTAATATACCAAATGCATTTGCCTCGAGGTTCAACTGAGCCCATGCGTATGCTCCGAAAATAGCATTGAACGTTCCTACTGTTGAAGTAGTGATTGGTGCGTCAGCTTTGCGTAGAAGGTTTCTGTTGTGTCCGTAATAGAGAGCTTCCAACTCATCGATTGTTCTGATTTGTACCATTTTAGTATGCTCCTATTTCGTCTTCTGAAGGTTTGTAATACTTTCCTGCGAGAATATTTCTAGCTACTTGTGACAAGCCTTCATACCCTTCTGCTCGTGCGTCTTTCAAAATCATTGACTCATCTTTGATAGATTTGTCAACAGTTTCTAAAGCTGCATTTGGTCGAGGGGTTTCGGTTGTAAAAGTATGCTGTGATTTTTCTACTAATTCTGTATCATCTGATTTTTGCTGCATTTTTAGTCCACCTTTATCTGAGGCTGGTTTTAGTTCGCCCTGTCTGTCAGAATCTAAACCTACTTGTTTAGAGTTTGATTGATAGGTATCTGGAACTGTTACTTTTGCCCCAACGTCCTGTGATGCTGCTGTTCCTTTTGGGGACAGTGGCAAGTCAGTTGGTGTCTCTAGTGCTTTCAATCTGTTATCTAATCCACCTAGGGTTTCTTGCGTTGCCTTTTGTGTTTCAGCAATAGACTGAACAACTTCTGTCAGTGTGTCAAAACCTGATTTTACAGTTTCTTGGAAAGATTTTTCCGTATCAACTCGTTGAGTATCATCTTCACTTTTGGTGATTTCTGATTCTTCAACTTGTTTGTTAGAATTGTCTTCGTTGACCATGTTCTTATAGAACCTATATATAAAGGGTATATAAAGATTACTTAACTAGTTGTTACTGTTGTTTCTTTGTTTTGAGCACCTAACGAACTTGTTAGTTTCTCTTTTTCTGTAGGAACTGCTTGACCACCTAATTTTATGTCAGTGTCTGTTGTTTCAAAACCTGATTTTGCTTCATGTAATAAATCTAGATCTACTCTATGTTTTGGGTCTTGGACTTCAGCATCACTTGATATTGTCACAGTTCTTGATGGTGCTACTTTACCACTACTAACTGCTCTATCTTCATCTTTATGCTGTTTAGTTCCCATTCCTTTTGCCTCTTCATCTGCATATGTATTAGCAGCATGAACCAGTTTTTGTGTTCTCTCTTTTAATCCCACTTCTTTTTTATCCCAAGCCTCTTTCTTTTCTATTCTTGCTGCACCTGCCATTATTGCTCCTATTACTTTGTTTATATCTGCTTTCTTTAATTTTTCAATTTCCTCTGTTACTTGATTACTATTACCACCATCTTGTCTGTTTATTCCGTCTGGTATGTTTGCTCTAACCCCACCACCAGTTCCACTTAATGCTGTTGTAGCT